CAGGCGTTTAGTAATAGTATTAAAGTTATCGCCACCGTAGAAACCAGCACCGAGATTATAAGCAAAGCTGAGCAGAGCGCCTCTTTTTCCATCTGACATTTCATTCCAATGTGGAATTTTACGAAGGGCAGGAAGAAATTCCTTCTTACATTGTTCAATCAGAAGTGAGTCTGCTTCCTGTTGGGTGAGTGTATCCCCAAGTTTGAATGCTGATCCATCCTTCTTACGAGTCGAACCCCAACCAATTGTGATTGGAAGTCCACCCGTGAGAGGATCAGGATATGCCTTTAGATGGCATCCCTCAAACTCTTTAATTAATTTGATTCCCATTTGTGGGACATCATCACCACCTGTTACAGGAGCTGCAGCAGCGGCAGGGGCTGGTGCAGCACTAGTCTTTTTTCCGCGATAAATCTCTGCCCAATCTACATTGTCCTCAAGGAACTTAACTGGGAGATTATCTTCTAACCACTGAACTGCTTTAATGTGATTTGGATTTCTTTCGTCGTAAAACTTAAAAAAGTTGTGTAGATCAATTCTTGCCATTGTTGCCTCCTATATTTGGAAAGTATATATCGAATAATTCACTTGCTTCTTTGTGTTTACCTTGATTTGTAAGTTTTTTCACTTCTTCCAGAATCTTTTTCTTAAACTCAGTCGAAGATCCTTCCCCACCCATCATTACCTCCTGGGCACCATCTGTGCTTAAGAACTGCTTTAGTATAAATGGTCTTCTTACCATTTGTAACTGGGCCAGTATAGTTATCGTTTAGAGAACCATATGGGTCGTTGATGTAATATCCTTTGCCATCTGGGGTCTTGCCAATCACTACACACATGTGACCACCAGTAGGAGCAGATAAAGAACCGCGATGTAAAATACCAATAACAACAGGTTTCCCAGCATCAAGGCTCTTATCAATATCAGCAAAAGAAAGATTGTAACTAAAGTGTGACTTAATTCCATAACCCGCAAGAACTTTTGTCTGTACGGCATGGTCAGTTGTGTCACCAATCGCAAATACCTTTTTAACATATTCATCATCGCCCTTGATGCTACCTGGTTTAAGGAACGCAAGGCACATAGCACAAGAAGAACTATTGCAAGTTCTATGTGCATCTCTATAGTTATCTACTTGGTTGAAATATGGAACTGCCAATACTGCTGGTGTTGGTGGTTTTGTTCTGAAAATACCAATCCATTCAGTCTCTGCATCATCCATAAATTCAGCAGGCAAGTTATCTTCTAACCATTGAACCGCTGCTACATGGTTAGAATTACTGTCATCATAAAATTTAAAAAAGTTATGAAGATCTAGGGTCATTTTCCTCTCCTATGAACTCTAATGAGAAAATATCATGCTCTAAAATTTCTGGATTCAACCATTCACAAAATTCAGATTGAATCGCATGGGCATTTTCAATACAGTTTTTGTCACAGAGAGTATGAATACGATCAACTGCCCAATCATGTGATTGTTTTAGAGTCTGTTCCAAAGTTACCATAATCTTTTCGCATATAGCGTCCTAGAATATTGCTATTGTAGTACGCTGGTGTTCCATCGTCAAGAGACTCCTTCAACACATTATTTAGGAAAAGTTGTTTTGTCTCCTCATAGTTACACTCACCCTTAGTCTTATGAAGACTTAAAATTACTCTACTAAATCTTTCCTTCCCCCAAAGGTTAACGTCCCTTTTGAGTTCTGGGCAAGATCCGTAATACCTTTTCCAGTCAGATTCCATCTTAGTTCGTCTACTCTTTCCTCCTTGCTTGCGGAAAGACCAGAAATATTTTCTACCAATATAACTACGACCAGTTTCGTGGCAATGAATATGATATACAAAACCAAAATAATCTTGAATATCAGAAGACTCAAAAATTTCCCCATTGAATCTCCAAGGGTTTTCATAACTCATATTATAGAATCTTTATGAGCTATTATTTATCTTCAACCCTAGCAAAGCGATTCTAGCAATAAAAAGGGGGTTTGTCAACCCCCAAAATTATGTGATATAATTTGAATTATCAACCATGCTTAGCGCGAAGACCTGCTAGTACAGATCCTGCTACTTTTTCACCGCGCTCTTTTGATCCATAACGCTCACCTGCTTCTTTAGCAATCTTTTCAAACTGCTTTCCAGGTTCACCAATATCTTCACCTGCTCTTGCTGCTGTTGCAGAGTAAGAACGTCTTTCCTCTACAATTTCACTAATAGTTTCAGAATCCATTTCTGACATAATGTAATGTGCTTCTTCGATAGAATCTGCGTGACCATAATCAAATAAGTACTCAAGAACTAAATCATAAGCATCATATGATTCTGAGGTTGTTTCCGCTTTCTTTCTTCTTTCCTGCTCTTTAGCAAGTGCAGTTCCTGCAGGTGCTGGCTTGTTCAGTTCAGCAGGAGTATTTGCCTTTGCGAGATCAGCATCAACTGATGCTTGTCTCTTACCTGCCGTTTGTGCTGCCTGAAGGACTTTCTCTGGACTTTTTTCCCCACCTGCTCTTGCTGCTTGAGCACCTTTGAGTTCAGCAGAAGTAGGAGTTCTTCTTTCAAATGAAGTACCACCTAGTTTTCCAGTTGCTGGTTTTGCTGAAGTAGTCGCTGGTTTTGCTGGTGCTGCCTTTGCAGAAGGAGCGGCAGCAGCAGGAGCGGCAGCAGGAGCGGCAGGAGCAGCAGCTGGTTTTGCTGGAGCAGGTGCTGCTTTTGCTTTAAGGTTCTTAGAACCTTGTGCAATTACTTCTGATCTAGATTTGCCCTGGGTTGCTGCTTTACCACCACCAGCCTTAAATAGTGCTTCGTTTCCTCTCTTCTGAATATCAGCAGCAGTAAGTTTTGGATCTTTCTTCATAGCAGCAGCACCGCCACCTGCTGCAAATGATGCTTTACCACCCAATGCTGCAGATGCATTGAACTTAGATTTGTCTCCAGATTGCACTGTTGGTGCCGTTTTGGTGTTAGTGCCACCTTTACCGCCGCCAGCAAGACCCTGAACTGCTCTCATACCACCTTCAAAAGCTGCACCACCCAGAGCCCACTTTCCAGCGGTTTTAAGTGCCCCCGCAACCTTACCACCAGAACCGCCAGGAAGCTTGTTTAAAGCGCCTCTAGCAACATCCTTCACTTTACCTACGGCACCGCTGAGAGCAGATTTTGCGCCACTAGCAGCGCCTTTTACTGCTTGCACAGCCTTACCAAGAGCAGGTCTAACTACAGCACTTGCCTTTGTTCCTTGTTGGGAAATTCTTTGTGCTGCTCTTCCAGCACCACCTAAAGCAGACATAGCTCTTTGACCAACACTTGCTCCTTTAGGTGCAAATTTGGCGGCTTTAAGTGCTGCAGAACCAAGTCTAAGAGCAGCGCCAACAATTTCGTCAAGTTGCTGAATCTGTTCTTCAACATACTCTTCAGAAACAACACTTTCAATAATCAATTCACCTTCAGAAAGAGCAACAATGTCTTCAATGATTACTTCATCATCAACATTTGCAAAATACTCTAGTACATCTACTGCACTGTGTCCTTGAGAAATTAAAGCAAATGAAATAGTTTCAAAAATTTCTTCGGTTAGTTGATCTTCTTGCTTTTGGGCATACACTGAATTATATGCCTCCACCAAGCTTTTAACTTCACTTCCTGTAAGTCTAGACATTTTTTCTTTTTTAAATTCTTTATAATTTTATTTATAAATTTAAAATAAACCAAAGAATTTTTTCTGAGGGGTTGGTTTAGGGGCAGGTTTAGGTGCTCCTGGTTTAGGTGTGGTTGGCTTAGGTGCTCCTGGTTTAGATGTGGTTGGCTTAGGTGCTCCTGGTTTTAATGCTTGAAACTGTTTATTGCCCTGAGCATCATATCTTACGGTTCCTTTTACACCACCTAAAGTTGCACCAAAAGACTTATTAGCAGAAACTTGCCCAGAAGCAACTTTATTAACACCTTGATTACCTAAATTTGCTCTTACCATTTGCTGCCCACCACTCCCATAAGTTGTGGTTGCTTTTACACCACCCAATTTGGATTGATATGAAGTATTTGTAGATACTCTCCCAGCGGCACCAGATTGTTGAGAAATTTGCTGTCTTTGTAGAGGTTGTGTTGGTTTTAGTGTTGATCTATTTTGAAGAGATAATGGTTGCTGAGGATTTTGGTTTTGAGAAGGTAGAGGTGCTGAAGTAGGTTTTTTTGCATATTGAGAAAGAAGACCACCTTTAGCAAACTCTCCTGTTCCCCTTTGATAATCTCTTGCTTGCTGAACACCAGTCAAGGCCAATTGAGCTGCGGTTCCACCACCAGGAAGAAGATTAGCAGCAGCACCCAATCCAGAATATGCCGCGCCTTCCCAATCACCTTTACTTAACCTATTTGCAGTATCTGCTGCACCAAGAACAAATCCAACTCCAGGAATAAATCTACCAAGTCCTTTACCTGCTGCAGCAGCTGCTGGTGCTGCAGCAATCTCATTAAGGTCTTGTATTTCCTTAGCTTGAGTATAAAATTGCTCGAAGGTTTTCATTTAAGAAGTTTTTTAAATATTTATTCATAAAAAAAGGGTCTTTCGACCCTCATTTCACATCATCTTGAGTTTTACCCAACCATTCTTTTTCATAATCAAAATCACCGAACATAAAGTCATCATATTCTGCTGCCTTTCGATAGGCATCTAACATTTCTTTTTGATCCCACTCAAAGTTGGAATCCTGCAAAGGAGTCTTTGGTGACATCTTGCTTGATTCCTCCAACGATGTAGGATTCGACTTCGGTTTCTTGTGGGGCAACTTGAAGACCCTTAGAACTAATCCAATGCTCAGTCCAAGGAAGTGGATTATTTTTTGCTGGAATGTCATAGAGAGGTTTAAGTCCAATTGCTTTCATTCTACGGTTCGCAATCCATTCAACATACTGTTGTAATAGTTTGTCATTCAGACCGATCATCGAACCATCCTTAAACAAATACTCTGCCCAAAGTTTTTCCTGATTTACAGCGTTTTCAAAGGTTTTGTAGAACCATTGTTCTTCTTCTTTGGAAATTTTTGCCATATCAGGATCATCACCCTCTTTCCATTTGTTTAGAATGTTTTGAGTGATAACCAAGTGCTGATTCTCATCACGGGCAATCAGTGAGATGATCTTTGCACTTCCTTCCATAAGTTTGAGTTCGCCAAATGCAAAACTACAAGCGAAGCTGACGTAAAAGCGAATACCTTCAAGAATATTAACGTTTGCAACTGCTCTGAATAGTTTTCTCTTGAGTTCATACCTTCCTTCTAGTGCGGATGGGACTTGCTCCAAAGCGTGAACCCATTGACTCGAATTATCATAAAAATGAGCAGCATTAATGAAATCATTATACGCTTCAGTTACACTGACAGCACGTTCCATAATACGATCCTCTTTCAGAATCGTATCAAACACCTCAGATGGGTCCGAATAAACATTTTTGATGATATAGGTGTAAGAACGGGAATGGATCATCTCCATAAACTCCCAAACTTTCATACACGCTTCCAGTTCAGGGAGAGAGCAGTATGGAGCAAATGCCATACCAGGACCCCTTCCCTGTACGGAGTCCAGCATAACCTGATACTTTAGGTTGCTGGTAAAGATGTGTTTTTGTTCTGGGCGTAGCATATGATAATCGCTACGATCTTTTTGAAGAGAAACCTCTTCGGGTCTCCAGAAATAACCCAATTGCTGTGTTGTTAGTTTATCAAAAATTGGATACTTGTAAGAATCATATCTTTGAATTCCTAGTGGTTGACCAAAAAACATTGGTTGCTTTTTGGTATCTACTTCCTGAGGATTAAATACGGTCATTGATTCGACCAATGATTTATCCTCCAAACCTGTTTTAAATCTTACAAGACTCACAATCTTCCTCCTCTGCTTGTTCTAGTTGAGAAATTAAATCTTCAAGAGACTGTTTGGTTTCTTCAACCTCATCAGTCTTATGGTCATAAGTATTTTGATAGTAGGATGTTTTCCATCCGTACTTATATGTAGTTAAAAGATCTTGTGCCATTACTGAAGTCGGGACTTCATTATCTGAATAATTTTGCGGGTTATAGGACCAGTTTCCACTAATCGCTTGATCGAAGAATTTTTGCATAACAGCAACAATATTAATATACCCGCGATTGCTAGGCATATCCCACAGAAGCGTATAATTGTTCTTAAGTGTTTGATACTGGGGAACAATCTGCTTAAGTGGACCTTTCTTCGACTTCTTAACGGACAGGTATCCACGAGGAGGTTCGATTCCGTTGGTTGCATTTGACACAACGGAACTGCTCTCCGAAGGCATTTGTGCGGACAGTGTGCTGTTCCGTACTCCGTATTTCTTAACCTGTTCCCTAAGGCTATTCCAATCATATTTCAACTCATTGGGGACAATTTCATCAACGTCCTTCTTGTAAGTATCTATAGGAAGAATACCATTGCCATATTTGGTTCTATGTGAGTATTCACAAGCACCTTTCTCTTTAGCAAGATTAACCGTTGCTTGAATCAAATAATACTGAAATGCTTCAGTAAGATCATGAACAAGTTTCCAGGCACCAGGATCATCATAATGCTCTCCGTGCTTGGCAAGATAGTGTGCTAAACCAATATACCCGATGCCAAGTGAGCGACGTGCTCTGGTGGCGATTTCTGCTGCTTTGACGGGGTATCCCTGAAAATCAATGAGTTCATCAAGACCCCTAACAGCAAGATCACAAAGAATCTCAAGATCTTCGTTATCCCTAATTTTGCCAACATTAATAGCAGAAAGGATACAAAGAGCAATTTCACCATCGGTGTCATCAATATGCTGAAGTGGTTTAGTTGGAAGAGTGATTTCCTGGCACAAGTTGCTCATCTCAACCTTATCCATGAAGGATGAGTGAGAATTACAATGGTCAATATTCATAATGTACAAACGACCAGTTTCTGCCCTCTCTTTCAGGAGGTCCAGAAAGAGTTCTTGAGCACTGATAGTTTTTCTTGGAATAGACTGATCTCGTTCATAACGAACATATAACTCGTCAAATCCATCAGTCCCAAAAGCATCATACAAACCAGGAACGGCGTGGGGAGAGAAGAGAGAAATCTCTTCATTGCGGATGAAGCGTTCATAGAAGAGTTTAGAGATTTGGATACTGTAGTCTAACTTACGAACACGGTTATCTTCGGTTCCTTTGTTATTTTTTAATACTAGGATATCTTCTATTTCTTGGTGCCAAATGGGGAAGTGAACCGTAGCTGATCCACCTCTAATGCCATTTTGAGTACAGCATCGGACAGTCGCTTCAAACTTCTTGAGGAATGGAACAACACCTGTGTGCTGAACTTCTCCGCCTCTGATTTTACTGTTGATGCCACGGATGCGACCTGCGTTGATACCGATGCCCGCCCTTTGTGCAACATATCTGCCAATAGCCATATCGCTAGTAAAGATACTATCGAGGGTGTCATCAACATCAACAAG